AAAAGTTCCTATCTGCCAATGCAGGATCTTCAGCTAATTCTTCAGCATGTTTAGAAGCCGCAAATTGTAATCCTTCTTCAAAGAAACCCTCTTTACCTAATCCAGCTAAGAAATCTTTTGTAATTATACCAGCTTTATCCCAACCACTTCTTGTAACTGCTTTGGCTAAAGGTAAATTAGTTTTAGGATCAATTAACTGATTCATAATATTATTACGAACTGCTTTTTGTGCAGGTTCAGCTGTTCTTTTTAATAAGTTGATATCCTTAAATAACCAATACTGATCTACAGCATTAGATGCTAATAATATACCAAAATTCTTTTTAACTACATCTACTGCAGCTGTAGCAGCTTTTTCTTTATCATTAGTTTGGGCTAACACATTTCTATAAGTTTCACCACCTTCAGCAGCTGATTCAAATAAAGTATTAACAACTGTAGCTCCTACAAAATCAATACTATTTGCTAATGATTTAGTACCAGCACTTACTGCATCAGCCATTTCAGCACCTTTCATTAATGACGGTGCTATCTGAGTACCAGGTTTAATTAACCTTGCAGCCTTAGTACCAAATTTAGTGGCTTTTAAAGCCTGACCTGGAACTAAGAATGACAATAGAAATCCTATTCCATCTGCTCCTTCTGTAGCCCAGAATGCAGTTGAAAAAATATTATCTAATAAATTACCATTTTTTAATTTGTCACTGACGTAAACAGGAAGTTTACCTTTAACAGATTCTTCAGCTGATTGAATAGCTTTTTGCCAAAAGTTATCAACCAACATATTTATATTATCCTTATCAAATCCTGTAGCTCCCCAAGCTAATGCACCACCAACATAACCAGGTAATTGTGCAACTTCCGAAGCAACCTTAACACCAATTCTAGGAATCATATAACCCATACGTTCCCAACCAGACTGACGTTCTGCAGCAGTATTTTCTAAACCCATAGAGGGTTCATACATCTCACCAAAGAACCTAGCATAATTGCGATTGTCCTTAGGAAGATATATTTTACTTGATTCTAAGTCTGTTGATATTGGTGATCCCTGAGAATTAAGTTTAATTTGAGAAAATAAGTATTTAATAGGATCATCAGCGTTAAATTTATCATTTAACTCTTGTTGAATCTGTTTAGTTTCTTCGTATAAAGCCATTACTGTAACATTTGTTTAGAAAAAGTAGGAAAATGTTTGACTAGCCAACTAGCCATATCACCATTGAAATTTGAATCTTTACCACCCATTTTATATAAATAAGCAAGCATATTAAATGCATCTAAGTTTGGATTATTATCAGTTCCAAAGTTTAATGTTATACCTGCTTCTAATGCATTATAATCTTTATCTTCACCTTGAATACCTAGAATTAAGTCAGTACTTTCAGGATCAAAGGCTATATCTGTAATTTTAACATCTTTAGACCTTTCCATCTTTTCAAGGTTCTTCTCACTTGGTTTACTTAAATATCCAACATGTTGATTAGGAGTATCTGTTAAAATTAAGTCTTTTACAACAGTAGAAAGAGTTGTAGTCAATGTCTCTAATTCATTTTGTTGTTTAGCAGACATACGCCAAGGGGACAGTGTATTAATTTTATATGATCTTACACCAGAAAGTCTTTGTCCATCCTTATCATCTTTAATAAGTTTACCTGTAGCAATACCATTACCTTGGGTTATTACATTGAGATAACCTGTACTATTAGATTCATCCATACTAGCTTTCTTAACAGGATCAATATAATCCTGATTGGCTAAGTACTGAGTCTGAGTTTTGCCAATAGCACTATGAGCACCTTCAACGATTGCATCCATGACCTGATCTTGTGGTAACTTATTTAATGTAGGGTTGTTAGCTTTAATATTATCTATCATGGTTAATCCTTCATCAGTTTGTAGATAATTCATCAAGGCAGTAGGGTCTTTTAAACCTGTTTGAATTGTACTTAATAAGTATTGCCCACCAGCAGTTGATCTTAATTCAGGATCGTTTATTAAAGTATCTGCAAGACTACCAAACTCAATAGCAGCTTGTTTAACAATATCCTCTCTATTAACTGGAGTATATTCCATAGGTTTACCCTGTTGCCATTCTTCAAAGGTAATTTCAAGTGGATTATTAGTAGACATAAAATTAGAACCTAATCTACGTTTATCTTCTAAATATGTTTTACCTACCTCAACCTGTTGTTTATTATAATGATAGAATGGATTAGAACGTTCAGTTCCAATCATACGAGCAACTTCATTTGCAGCTGCACCCCAATCTCCATTATATTTATCTCTAACAACTTCTTTAATCTTGCCTTCAAAGTTACCTAACTGTTTGGTAAGACCTGCAAGATTATAAGTATCCATCTCACCTATTCTAGCTTTCTCAGCTGCATATGCCATATTAGTAGCATCAAATCTTTCTTGTCTTTGACCGACAGCTTGTATAAACTGTTGTTCAGCTTGTGGATTATACATAGAATAGATTTCAGGGTTAGAACTTTGTCCTTGACCTTGATATATCTGTTCTGGATTAAACTGTCCACGATAATAACGGAGGGATTGGGCCACACTCATTATACTAAACTCCTATCTTTAACCCCTGACTTAGAGGATTTATTTCTAAATAATTTATCATAAAATGTAGCTTCAGGATCTTTATAAGTATATGCATCTGGATATGCCATATGCATAGTATCGTATCCTCTACCATAAGCAGAATTGTCAGCAAAATAACTTGCAGCAATCTTTGAAAGATTACCAAGAGGATTATTCTCAGCTTCTAACATAGCTTTCTGCCATCTATAAGAATTACCTGATTGAGTATTAAATAGTGCTTCCTGAGCACCTAATTCAGCATTAAGCATATTAGCCTGTTGTGCTAACAATGCATTCTGATTAGCTTCATCTTCAAGTGACTTCATATTTTCCTGTCCTAAAACTCTGTCAACTCCTGTACGTGCAGCCATTGTGTTTGCATAAGCCGAACCAGCATTTAAGCCTGTAGCTCTTGCAGTAGCAGCAGCTGTAGCCCTAGATGCAGCAGCATTTCTTTCATTAATAAGTCTTTGTCTAGCATAGCTAACTCTCTCAGCGGCAGTCCTTGGAAGTTTAACATCCTCAGGTTTACCTTCTTTAAGAGCTTTATTCATAGCAAAGTAATCAGCAACTGAACCTATTGCACTCAAGCCATGCCCAAGAGGACTAAGAGTTGGTGTATAGTTTTCAGGTGCTCCATGAGTTGTACTCATATAGAATAAACTATCTTCCAATCCTGGTTGAGTTGTCAAATTAGGTTTTAATTGACTTGTATTAGGTTTAGTAAATGCGGTAAGTGTAGGTTTAGTTGGTTTGAAGGTTGTTCCAGTACCTTTAGGTTTAACTGGTACTTCATCAGAACCTTTTATAACTTGACCTGCTGGAATATCTAAAGTATTCATAGGTCTTTGCTCAAAACCTGTATCTCCAGTAACTTCACCATAAGGAGTCCCATACCCAATAGGTTCATAAGTATCTTTTGGAGTATTTAAAATCTCCCTACGTCTATCTCTCTTTTGTTCTTTGGTTAATCCCGATAGATATTTATTAAGTTTATTTTGACGGATCTGATTTATTTGTTTATCAGTCATTCCTATTTCACGAAGATACTTTTCTTCATCTGGTGGTAATATCTGATTCTTAGTACTCTTACCATCATATTTAGGCAAGTCACCACCAAATTTAAAATTAGGATTTAAACCCTTACTTAATAGATAAGCATCACTTACATTAGGCATAGATATACTTCCATCTGTAGCTAACATATTAGTTGGGCCTTTTATATCTCTTGTATATTGATATATTGCATTATCCTTATACATACTTTCTAATTCCTTACCTTTTGATATACTAAAACTAGGATCATATGATAATGCTTTTTGTTCATCTAATGGCATTTTACTAAACTTATTAAAGTCTAGATTAGGATTATTCTTACTTATATAACGATCATAAGCTTGTTGTTGAGTTAATCTTATAGGGATATTATTAGTCTGATATACACTAGCATTTTTAGTGGGTTCTTCTAATGATCCGCCTAAAGCTTTATAAGGTATAGGCATATTTGGTTCTTTTGTAACATATAAACTATCACCAACTTCTGGTTGCATAGTTCCATTAATTTTATCTTCTGGAACATTTATACATCCCCAACTAACTAATTTATCAACAATTTCTGGATTCTTTATAATAGCATCTCTAAAATCCTTTTCTTTTGGCCATGTAGCGTGCATCCCAAGACCTTTAAGATCTTTATATGCCCCAGATACAAAATCCAACGAATATGCTGGAGAACCATAATCTAACACCCCCATTCTATTTTTTGAACTTACTACAGCTGTACCAGCAGGTGTAGTTGCTTTTGCATTTGGTTTAAATTGATCTCCTGGTTTTGGATATTCACCTTCCCAAGTAGCATCATTAGCGAAATCACCTTTTGTAGCTCCTCTACCAGCTGGTGTAGAATCTGTTAACTCATGTTTATTATTAAACATATAGAGATTACCGTTTTCTTTAGAATAAACAAAATACTTTCCACCCCAAGTATTAAACTTTTCATTCTTTTTATTTATACCAACTCTTTCTTTAACATCAGAAGGTAATGATTTTTGAGTTTCTTTCATCTCTCTATAAAAATCAAGCGAGCCGGGTATAGTATAGTTAGATTCTTTTTGAGCTTTAGCTTCTTGAGTTTTTGGTTTATTATATGTAACTTCCTTTTTAGTAGGTTGTGGCTTTGGTTGATTAGGGTTTCTACCAATCCTATCAAATAGATTATTAGGATCAGTCATTGCCACTAAAGGATTAACAATTGGATTTCTAGCTTGTTTTACTTCAACAGATTTAGGTTGAGCCTTTGGTTGTTCTTTTATAGGAATTTCTTCTTCTATAGGAGTAGAAACTTGATTACTAACTGGTTGTGAAACTGTTGTAGGTTTAGTATTTAATGCAGCATATCTTTCAGGACTATAAGGTCTTTCTACTGCCCCCATATAATTAGGTTTGTCTTCATATATCCACTGAGGTTTATTTTCCTTTATAGCTTCATCAGCAGTTTGAGTTCCATAACTCTTACCTTTCCAATCGAAAGTCTTTAATCCAGATTGACGTGCATTAGCAAAAGCTTGACTAAAAGATCCACCTTCTTCATACTTACCGTAAGCCTTCATAGCAAAATATCTCTTCTGTTTAGCTGTAAGTTTCTTACCATTAGCTGTACCATCCTTTAACATTTCACCAGCTTTATAACGTGACAATGATCCACCTTTCTTTGCAAATTGCAAAGTATCTTTAAGTTCAGTACCTGTCTCTTTAGACATCTCAGTAGCTTGCTTAAGATTTTCTAATTGAGCATCAACTGCTTCAGTTAGAAGTATATCCTTATCATAGGTAGTATTAGGCTTATTAAGTTTATAGTTATTTATAATCTTTTGGGCTTGCGGAGCAGTTCCTGCACCTGATACTGGGAATACATAAGTTTCACCTGACTTCTTATTAAACCAAGATACCTCACCTTTCTTACCCTTACCACCACCTTCAACTTCAGCAACAGCATTAGCAAATGACATTTTAACAGGATTACCTTGTGCATCAACTAGTATACCAGTATTACCATCTTCACTAACTTGTTCGTGTGTTGGGCCTTTGTAGATATTTAATCCACCTCTAGCTATTGTACCACCAAGTTTTGCAACCGGTGCATAGTTATTAGGTTGTGTCATATTTGCTACTCTTGTTGCACCTTGATTAACTTTAATTTGTTTTCTTATATTTGTATCTAATTCTAAGGCATTTTCCATATTCTCACCTCTATTAAATGATGTTGATTCAGCCCCAATCTTCCCTATATCTACATAACGTAGATTACTAGCTGCATCATTCATTAATTTATTAATAGGTTTCATATTTTTTTCGTCAACAGAATCTAAATAGTCTCCTAGTATTGATCCTGCAAAAGATAGCATACTACCAGATCCTAAATTACTTGTAGTAGTTGATGTTGATAAATCTGTTTGTAAGTTTACAGTACCAGGATCACCCCAAGTAGATACATCATTAAAGTTATATGAAGTATTACCATTAGTATATTTACCTTTAGAATAATCTCCAAAGTTATAAGTAGGTGTCTGTAAATTAGTATTAGGAGTCTTTAGATTTAAAAACTCATTTTGATTACCAAAAGGTGTTTCACCACCTAATTGTAATTTCTTTAGACGACACTTAGACTTTAAACTACCTCTTTTAATAGGTTTCTTATTAGTTGACATATGTTAAAATAATTGCAAAGTTATATATAATATTTATTATAAACAAATTTTAGAATAGAAAACATCTATTTAAGTTTGGTATATGAGTAATAAAAGTTTATGGGATAAACTACTAATTTTCTTAAGGTAGCACCGACAGCCCAAGAAAATACAGGTTTCATCCAAGAATCTCTTATACGTTTATTACAAGGAGTACCGCCTTCTAGTGTTTGGTCTCTAAAAATATTTAATCTCCATTTACGGAATCTACGTTTTAGATCTGTATTAACTGCTGGATCTAAGCTTATTAGACCTGTACTCTGATGAGTATTAGTTATGGTAACAGAGTCAAATGTATTTGCTAATACATCAGTATCAGTACTACTTCTTAAATCAGTTAACCATTCTATAACATTAAAAGTACAGACATTAGTTTTCTGTGGATTTACAATCAATGATAAAGTACTAGTTTGATACGCTCCATAGTAAACATTATGTTCTGATAATGTTGGATGATTATGTAGATAGAATATATTACCATCTAATGATGATAATAAATATCTATCAAAAGTTATATAATTAGTTACTGCTCCTAATGTAAAGAACGACTCAAAAACATCTCCTAATCCTGAGAAAACTAATGTATCATATCCTGATGGTGTAAATAATACCTCTCTATTATCCCTATCATAAGCTCCAAGCAACGATGTATGTGGAGTGGACTCAAAGTATGCTTTCATACCCTTGGTGTCAGAAATGCTCTCTAAAGTATCTGTAATGCGATATATGGCATGATTTTTATTATCATAGAAGTATAAACCCTTCTCAGTAGGAATAATTGCTTCATAAATAGAAGAACCTGTATTTTTAGATATATAATCATATCTACTAAGTACACCACCAGTACCAATAGCTAATTCAGCAGTATTATTAGTTTGTACAGCTTCTCTATCTAAAATAGATAATACTGCAATACCTCTAGGTTGAAATGCTAACATCTTCTCATTATTTAATACTAGTCTGGTAATAGCTCCATACTCTCCTTCTAATTCTAAATAATTATTATATTTAAATTTTAACCAACTATCACTATACTCATTTGTAAATTTTCGTTCACTACTAGCTACCATATTATCGGCAGTAGTTGTAGCTCCTTGAAAATCAAATGGTTTAATTGGAAATAGTTTAGCTATATCATTTGCTGAATATGCTGAGTTATAAATATGTAAATCTCCTAAATCATCTGGATAGAAGTTCGGATATTGTATTAATCCTGTTGTTTGGTTCTCAGCTACATAAAATGATGGAGTAGCATCTGAAGATTCATATAATCCTTTAATAATACTATTAGAAAGATACCCAGGATTTATTCTACTTTCAGATGGGAATGACACTATACTTTGTCCTGTATAATTTAAATCTTCTGAATCATCATCAACAAACAATTTTAAATGTGTATAAGGAGTTATATACATATCCCCAGAATACATATTATAAGAAGTACTTGCTAATACAGAAGGTACAGTATTAAATTCACTTACTTTAATATATTGATTATAAGTTCGTTCATTAAATGTAGCACCACCATATATAGTATATCCCATATAACGTCTATAGTAACCATACATAGCTTGTTCACCACCACCAGCCACTAATGCTGGGGCAGTTCCATCATTATTATGGCAAGCAACAGCATTAACTTCAGATAATGTTGTAAATTGATATGCTACTAAAGAAGTTCCTTTGAATGTCATTTCTGGATGGTTTCCCCATATCTTATTATTATATCCTCTAGCTAAGTAGGAAACAGCTGCTCCTAAATTTTTAACAGTTGCTGCTCTAGGTTCTGGATAAGAAATATATCCATCTGTAATTTCTTCACGCCAGTGATTTTCAATTCTATGATTAGTATAATCAAAAGCTACTACATTAGGTGCAGTTACTCCATAACTTACAATACTACGAGGTGGTGTTAAATTCTCTCCACCAGATGCAGTTACATTATTTAATCTGCCAATTACTTCTAAGAAATCATTTGTACTATCTATAACTATATTTTTATTAATAGATACTTCAGGGCTTAATAATTCTACAACATGTTTATCCATAGTACCATTATCTTCAGTAACGTTAGCAATAGGTATATGTGCTCCAGCATTAAAATCAAATGTAGAAGCTAAATCATACGTACTATAATCTACGTTTTGTATTGAACCGGTTATTGCATCTGCATTAGATGTTGGAACAATTAATCCCTGTGCTTTAATAGTACAATCATTATCAGTTCTAATACATCTTACAATCTGAAATCCTGATAGTTGTGATGTAAGACCTGGATAATCTGCTTCTATATTAACCCAATCAATTGTAAATCTAATACCTAATGCTCTAGAATTCATTACAGTAGTTGGAGATATAGTATCTACAACGGTTGTTTCATAAGCGTAAGTCCAAGTTTCAGAACCTGCTGCATTATTAAGTAATTCAGAATGTCGTGGAAATCTAATATCACTAATCCATTTTGTATATGAAGGTCTACCTTTTAAATCATAGAATACTATCCCAAATCTATAAACCTCACCTCTTTGATAAGAAGTATAATCCATTATAGTTTGCGGATCTTTAAAACCAGGTGCTGCTATATTAGAATATAATACTGGTACTGTAGAAGATGTTCCACCAAAGTCTAAAGAAAGTAATTCACCTGTCTTAATATTTGATGATACTAAGAAACCATAAGATATATATCTACCAGTTCCACCAAGATCATCAAAGTGTGGTGGATCATTTGTAGCATTTTTAAACTTATACTCATCTGTTACATCACCATCATTAGCAATATTGTTAAATACATTTATACAATCATCTTCTTCTGGAACATCAAAGTCTACAGGATTAACACCATCGTCAACTAAGAATTCTGGTGAACCTGATGTTAAACCTTTATTTAAAATACATTCATAAGTATTTGCTCCTGAGGTATAAGTATAAATATAAGTATAGTCAAATGTAACACAAGCAGTATTTGTATATGCCCACTGTATTGCAACTGAAGGAACATCACTAGCATATTGTGTTCCTGAGATACAGATCCAATCATGACTTGCGTCTATACCTGTTACAGTAAAATATTGTGGATCATCTAATAATAATTCTACGCCTTGTGCCCAACCATGAACAACATCATAAAATTGTAATATTATCGTAGAAGAATTTATAGCCTGATAGTTAGAAAAAGTAAATCCACCAGTAGTAGCATTTTGTCTTGCTCCTACTTTAATTTCAATCATCCATCTGTCATCAAATAATTCTCGAATATTAACTGTATAACTTGGCCCAGTATGACCAGGATCATTATTATAAGCATCTCTATCTTGATAATCATTAGCACCCCTAGCCGCAGGAGCTATTGTTGTTCCCTCACACAAACTTTCAGAACCATATAATGTAGTAGCAGCAGGAACAAATCTCCAACGATACGCTCTTGTGTCTAAGAATGTTCTTGTAGGTGCAACAAGTGCAGCAACAGTTTCATCTATATCAAAATGACTTTCTGTTATATTACCAGCAAATAGATAACTATTCTTTTGTTCTATAGTTGCTGGTATAAGATTATTTTTAATAGCTTGAAATTCTTCTAATACTAAAGTTCCTATAGAATTTCCAGAATCAGTAAATGTAACAATATCTGTATTTAACTTCTGTTCTGAAACAATTCTAACATCTGGTAAGTCATTATATTCTAGATATTCAATAGCTAATAATCTTATTCTATTAAATGTAGAAGTTACATCACTAGTTAAAGTTATTTGAACCTGTATAGATTTATTTACAACTGTTTCTAGATCATTTCCTTTAAATCTAAATCCATCAGTTGCACTATGATATGTTGATAAGTTATAAAGCTTACTAGGCGGTGCAAAAAGAGTTTCTGTACCTGATACAGAATAGAGTTGATACGAATACTGTATTCTACCTGCTTTTAAATGACCACCATCTACTTCTGTCAAAGAGTAAGTTCCATAAGTATGATTTGGTGATATTTCTGTTAAAGTAGAATCTAATGATTCTAATTCATTAATACCCGCTACACGTACAGTATTTAAATGTCTTAATGGATTAACTCCATCAACAAAGTAAATCTTTTGTACATTAATATTTTCATAATTACCTATAACTTTAACTGGTACATCAGAAGCCCAATCAAAATCTGCTTTATAAACTAATCCTTCTGAATTACCATCTAACCAATAATATGTATTTGCCAAAGTGATATTAGTTCCCCCAACCACCCTGGATGTTTTTATTTTATATACTCTATCTGGATCAGTTCCACCACCAATATTATGTGCTAATAGAATAAGATAGTCTCTTAGGATTGTATATCCTAATACTTTCATATTAACAGGTAGTGTAAAAGAAGTTACATTACCTAACGGTGTAGATAATGCAGTTGTAGCAAGACCAGAAGAATTATCAACAATAAGTCTTAAGTTCTTTGCATCAAAGTAACATACATTTGGATATTCATTTGGTGAAATATCTTTATTCATTCCACCTTTGAACGAACAGGTGTGTATAGCTTCCATAATTTTTATTCTCTAGAACCAAGATACATTAATCCAGTATCAAAATGTTCTGGGCCTAAATAGGTTGATTTCCAACGATTAATTAAAGTTTCCATTCTACTTGGATCTGGCATCTTACAAACACTTTGAGCAGCTCCAACATTGAAGAAATAATCTTGCCTAATTATTTCATATTTTCTCTCACTGAGTAAATCTTTTAACATCATTCTAAATGCTATACGTTCGGCAACAAAAGATTCTACTCCTCTTAGATAAATTGCATTATCTGGTAGCGTTGGAAGTCCAGTAGTTATATCAATAGGCATTGCTTTGTACTGCATTTCTACAGTTCCAGTCTCCATACCAAAATATATAAAGTTCCCTTGTACTTTAAAAGTATAGAATTCAGATGATGCATCTGGGCCAACTATAGTATTATAATATTCAACTGTATCTTCAGTAGCACTTACATACGGATACGCAGGATCATAATCTGCAATTATTTCAGCTAATCCTTCATAAGCAGAATTACCAAACTTATTAAACATATCTGTCATTTCACGAAGAGTAATACCAGTAGTTTGTTCTCTAAGCATACCAACGCTATATAAATCAATTGGTAATGATGCTCTATAATTTTCAACAGTTAATTCAACTGTCTTGTCTTCATATGGATAAGGACTACCTATAATAGACATAGAACGCCAAACCCATTCAGCAACTTCTGATTTGTCTACTTCAGGAAATCCATAATCCTGTTTTATTTGCTCTATGAGCATGTCTATTGAAACCGTACGTCCATTTAACATTTATTTATAATAATTTAAATCGTTTGTTTTAACACCACTACTAAGAATCTTATCCGCATCTCTGCACATATTAACATAATAAGCATTCTGGTTAGGTATATTGCAAGTTACCTTATCCCAGAACCAAGTCATGCGATACCCATTAGTGTGTTCATTAATTTCTCTAACTCTAGGTTTATCTTCAATTAGTTTAATCTCTTCGGCTGTCTTATCTGGGTATAGTTTCTCCCATAAAGCTTTAGTCTTCTTCCAATTAATAGATAACTTCCTTGTGTCTAAATTTCCATCCTTATCTAGAATAGGTTCTGCCTTCTTCTTCTTAACTCTTAATGAGCCTAGTCTGCAAGGCATTCTGTAATCTAGATTATCAAATACTATTAACTTAACTATTTCTGGAAATATTCTTTTATATATTTCATGTACAACAGCTCTTGGTAAAGCTTTCTCTCCATGTACTTCTTTATAAAATTTGTATATATCTCCAATTTTATAATCAGCTAATACTTTATTCTTTCCTCGTTTATAAACTAGCATTTTTATTTTTTGTTAATTTATTAGATTCACTAATTTTTCTTTTTGTCTCTTCAGAAGGATGCCTTCCTAAAAGATGCTTTCTTATTTTTTCTACAGTTTCTCTAGGTGTCTTCTTACCTTTATTCCAAGGAGTACATCCTTTTAATGATTTACTAATTTTATCCTTACAATCTTGAGAAAGAGGTGATAATTTTTTACCTTTACTCCAGGCTTTTTGTCCAATATGAGCTTTACTCAAATTTTCTCTATGTGTATCTGAAATAGGGCCTTTAGGTTTTCTTAATCTTTGTTTGGTCTCTTCAGAATGTCTACCAAAAAATTTCATTCCACCTGTAGGAGATATATTATATCCAGAGGGGGATAAAGTATTAAATTCTTTTATATATTTTTCTTCATTGGTAAATCCTTCTTCTATAGTATTACAAATACAAAGTATATCTTTTTTAAAGTTTTCTCTACTATATTTAGAAATAGCTTTTAACATTAACTTACCACTGCCTAGATATTTATCATCTATATTGTCAGTAACGTGAGTTCCAATATACTGTTTATTATTCAATAAATTAGTAGTAATATAGTTACAAATAATCATTATGTTACTTGATTAATAGGTACTTTAACTTGTTGATTTTTTACTATAGTTGGGTCATCTTCAGTATTGTCTGTCTGATCCTTTGCCTGAACAAGTGTTAATCCAAACTTCTCATTAACTATTAATACTTTAAGTTGGTCAACTAGTTCTTTATTAATCGGATAGTCATCATCATAAGTCCAAGTAGGAGTAGCTATTAAAGCCGCTGCAATAGGATCTTGAAATATACCTCTAATATCTAAATATTTAATTCCAAAATGCGCACCAGATTTACTTGTTAGATAAATTCTATCACCTAATACAAATGCATAAATAGTATTATGATTAAACTTACCATTACCTCTAGTTAAAGCATCTTCATAAGTAACTACTTTATATCTAACTGATAATTTATCTGAAGGCCCTATTCGTGTGAATGTGCCTTTACCTTCTTTATTCTCAATAGTCCTTGGGATCTCAATGGTAGTTCTCCACATCTGGTCTTCTGTACCAAGTACTATTCCAGATTCAGTAGAAGTAACTTTTTCCATAGTTATCTTACCTAGCCCCTGAACATAATGATCATCAATAGAATACATAGGAGCATCACACTTCTGCTTTAGAAGTCGTGCTCGTTGACTTTGAATCCAATCAACTACAATTCTTTTAGATAGAGGATCTGTTGATTTCAGAAACGCTCTTCGTAGTTCTAGTAACTCATATACTAATTCATTTAAGCTAACTGTTTTCATTATTTATTTGTTAAAAATCTAAGTCTTTTCTGATCATTAATCTCCTGTAATTTAAGTTTTTCTTTTTCAGTTAAAGAAGATTTCTTATCAATCTTTTTTTGTGTTCTAATATAATGTTTCATAGTTTTATATTTAAAGTGCCCACTTTCTAAACATCCATAAGAAGTGAAAATCTAACATAACCCAAGATCCTGGAGCATAGTCTGTTATTTCAATAGACTCACTTGGAAATATTTCTGTATATGTCCACTCATCTCCTAAATCTAAATCAAATGTATCATCCTTATTAAGATAAACATACACAATACCCCATCCAGAGTTTTTTACCATAAGTGTATTTCTTGAACCTGTAGCAGAATATAAATATAAGTTAATATCAGCACCTTCACTTTTACAAACAATAATAGAATCATTATTAGTTATATTATCATCTGTATATACTAATCTCATTTTACTTACATCCAAGTCACCTTCATATGTTATGATTTTTTTCTTATCCATGATGTTATATATGATTGTCAGACATTATTGCCCAATTATTTGTTTTATAATCTAGAATAAAAATAGATTCATACTGTTTTAAAGTTACAGCAGCCGAACCATCAATAAAGTCATTTAACTTTGCAGTTACTGTTACATCAGCAGAACCAAAGTTTTTAATATAATACCCACAACAAGTTCCTGTAGCAGCTCTTAATAAAGTTAGACCTATAGGATTTACTGAATCACATATTAAACATTGATTCATTCCACTTACATCACCTGTTACAGTTATTACTTTTACTTCCATAATTTTTTAAAATTTACGTCCTATCTTAACTCCAACTATTGGTTGATAATTAATTACTCCAGAACAAGGATATGACATAACACCAGTACCTATTCCAAAGTAAGTATCTTTCTTTGTCTTATAAGTTATTTCAGCCATACCTACAAATCCTGTCTTGGAAAAATACATTCCAGCTCCATAATATAGAGTTCTCTTAACTTGGTATATTAAACTATCTTTATAAACTAATACAGGTTTTTCTTTCTCTATGTATCTTATAATAGTATCAACATAAGTTTCATAATTATATTTACGATATGTTATTCTATTATATTGCAAAGTATCAGTTGTGACAACTTTAAAGTTATTAGTTTTCAATGTGTCAGAATAAACAGCTGATAAACTATCTAAATATACGGGAATTAACTTATCTTTCCATTTAATAATAGGCTCACCTGGAATTGTATCATGCACAATAATTGTTGTATCCTTTGGTGGTCTATTAGCAATAGCTACAAGCGAATCATATAATTCAGTTTTAACAACACTTTCATTATTCTTAACCCAAGTAAAATGCTTGTTTGATAGTAAGAATGTTAAAACTAATCCTGTAATTAATAAAAGTCCTGTAACTGTTAATGAATAATTATTTATTTTCATCTTGTTTAATTTCAGGTTCTGCTGTTTCTTCAACCATTTTACGAGTCACTTCAATTGCACCTTGCAATTTAATCCAGAGTTCGTTGTATTGATTTAGAATAGATTCAACCTTTGTTTGTTGTTCTAATAAACTTTTAAGTTTGTCTTCTAGATAACCTTCCTTTACTGTACTTTTCTTTGCCATAATAATAATATTTAATTTTCAGAATCAATAACTTCTTCTTCTACTTTCTGAGGCATATGCTCAGAAATAAAGTTTGATAGTAGTTTCAATATACCTCCAGCAGCAATAACCCACTTTCCAATATCATCTGGTAATTCAGGTAGTAGACCGATTGCAAGGCTGAGGAATAATAGAATATCCATGACAAATTTTAATGTGCCTGGAGTTTTTCTATTTAAGGAACTTGTTCCTATACTATATTTTGTGCTTCCTATTTGCATAACTTTAATTATTTAATATTAACTTTCTTTAATTTTTAATCTTAATAGACTTCCTTGATAAGCTGAACCCTTTGCAGTAACTGCTGTATAATATTGTCCATCTGTATCTCTAAATAAACCAGGAAATCCACCAAGGTGATCAGATGCCCAATCATAATCTGCACTTATATTACTCCAGTAAAATGGATTTATTAAAACTGGGCCTCTTTGATTAATTGACCATGTTTGTGTTATATTATCAAAATCTAATAATGAATATATTCTATTACCTTTAGACCCACTTATAGATGCGTATGCAGTACTACCAAATAAACCAAAAACTTTATTTTTAGTTTTAATAATAGTAACAGCATCAATATGATCTTTCCACGCTGTTGCATCTTCAGATGTACTTCCTTTTACAATATTAGTTTGGTAGTTTACAAAAGTACCATCAATAGTACTACATTTAGCTGCACGTATTTCCCAATCACTTAAAGAGGCTGGTCTATAATAATATAATACATGGAAATACCCACCAAAATATTCTAAACCACCAGCAGCTAAATTATATGTTGGATTAAATATTTTATTAGTAAATGTTATTGTAGTAAGATTGTCATCAAATAACATTATTCTAATACTAATGCGCCCGCTTGTATCTGAATATACAACAAATACAGCATTTCTATTATCTGCTAATCTTATAACTGATCCAGATGGATAAATAGTACCACTACAATCTGCTAAATTTGCTGCAGTTACAACAGGCGCATCACCATTTTGTATTGTCCATGGGCCAGCCATTGAAGTTGCAGTAGCATAACCAGTAGTAGCATAACCAGTAGAAGTAGAAACACATCCTAATAAACAACGATATACTCCATCTAATCCAAGCCAATATGTTATAGAAGTTACAGATGATGCTCTCCAAGCTGGAGCACCTGCAACTTTCCATGTAGGTATAGAAGTTTGATCACCTACAAATTCATAGTTCATAAATGGATTATATAAAACTAAATTATCTCCTACTTCCCAAGCTGCTAAACTTCCTATTAAGGTAATTTTTTTAGTCTTTCTATCAATAGTAGCAAAACTTTTATATAGGTAATCTCCACCAGAACCATCATGTGCATTTGTTTTATCTTCGTCACATAGCATAGCTACCCAATTAGCTTCATCAAATCTATGATAATTAGGTAAATTATCTACTGTAATTACTTGTCCAGATTTTGCACTTATTTTTAATTGAGTACTATTAGCAAGACTTAACCTATTATCCATCTCACGATTTCTAACTAAACACATATCAAAAGGATTATAATCCTTATGATGCCTTAAAGTCTCTTTATATACTTTATGTTCTAAACTATTAATAAGTAAACTCATAAATTATGGTTTAATCCATTGACCTTTACTAAAATCTACTAAACATATTGCATCATACTGTAGAAGTGTATCACCTGTAGCTCCATCAATTGTATCAGTACAATCTGGTATAATAGACACTACACCAGAACCTATATTTTTTACATAGTAAAAATTTAATGTACCATTTGCAGTTACAAGTCGTACATCAATATTTTTAGTTGTATTGCAGACAATGAAAACATCTTTCTCATTTATCATAATACTTTCAGTAACTTCTCTAACTCCAAATCTATTGTTTGACATATTTATAATTATTTACTTGAGACCTGTTCAGTTTGTACCTTAGGTAGACCGAATGCTCTAAGAGGATTACGTGTAATAAAAGTTGCTATTGATACTAATACTAGAAAAACAATTATACCAACAAATAACTTTGGGTGTTTTACAAAGAACATAACATCCTCAAGTTTTTTCTCAAGTTGTCCAATTCTTGTACTAGAATCATTCATCTTATCTAAATTAGGACAATCAATTGGTCTTCTATCAATTATATCTTTAGCGTAAGTTTTAAACTTCTCATGTTCTTGAACTGTACCATTTGTTTTAATAACTTGTGTTTTAATAGATTTTAATACTTCATCTTGTGCGTCAAGTTTACGATCTTGCACATCTAATTTTTTATCTTGTGTATCTAGTTTATCATGTACATTAATAAATTGTGCATTCATTAACTTACTAAAACCTTCAAATTTTTCTTCAAGATATTTTCTATAGTCTTCACTTCCTGGCATTATATTATATTATTAGATTATTATTAATTATTTATTGTACTATACCTTCTGTTAATTGAATATTTACTGTTCTTGAATAATTTCTTAATTCCATGTTCACAATTCCTGCATACTTCTTTGCATAATGCTGTGTAGATGAGAGGCGAGTATGTCCAGCCTGATCTTTAACGGCAATAAGCGGTATCCCTGAATTAAGCATATCGGTTATTCCAGTGTGCTTAAATGAGTAGAATTTTACTTTATCAGATATACCATGCTTAGTACGAAACCGGTTAAAACGGATTGTGAAATTATTTATACCTACCGGCTTGTCTGCAAACTTCCTTTTCTTACCAAACACAAACTTATTTTTCAATGCCTGATCTATCCCGTACCAAATACAAATGTCATATAGATCTTTAGTCATTGTTGCAAATCGTGTCACCTTAGTCTTTGCAACGGTCTCTGATACGTGAATAACACCCTGAGTAAAATCAAAATCATCAGTTTTGAGACTCTTGAGTTCAATCCCTGGCCTTATGAAAGCATAGTATTGGATCATTGCAGCAAGATATAGTTGTGCATCATTCTCTTTCATATCATTTACCAAAGCATCAAACTTCTCTTTTGGGATAAGTTCTGGTGAATAGTCTCCTTTCTTAGAAGGAAATACAACCAAATCAAGCGGAAATTCTTTATCAACTTCTTTTCTTTTCAGAGCATATTGAAATAATGAACGAACTGTTATGAAGTACTTTTGACAAGTAGGCCGATCCAGATTCCTTTCATTTGCCAGGTAAACAAAGAAGTCTGATATGTTCTGATTTGATAACCTCCTTAATGATAGATCCGACAGCTTATGTTCTTTCAACCACCAACTGAATAACTTAAACCTTCCAACGTACCCGACAAGTGTTCTTTTTTTCAAAACAATCTTTCTCTCTGCCAGGAAGTCTGGAAGGATCTCATCAAGGGTTTTATATGTTTTAAAAATGTTCATTTTTCGTTATGAGTTGCGTACCATCATCACGGTTTAACCTCTATACCAATCTCCAAATCCGGCAGGGAATCCTGTTTCCCATACCACTATCCCGGCAAGGGCGTGAACATACCAGTAGTTATACCATTTCTTTCGCTCCTGAACGATCAGGATATCCATATTGTCGATATGCAGATAAGGAATGTCTGATGTAAAAACTCCAACAGGTTTCGTCTTAAGGAAGCCCGCCCGCTTATACCCTATGGTCATAGTCCCTGAAACGGGTACTGACAGCCCGAAATAAGCCGTCCTATTAACGTTCATCCCTGCGTTAAGGGTCAAGTAAGGCTCTTTGATATCGAGCAGCTCAAAGGGTATCTTAACGTAATCATGCGATATCCCAGTAGTGTCTTTGACGGTTATTATCACTGTCCCCGGCTTAAGCTTTAACGAATCCCTCAGAATCTTTATAGTCCCCTGAAGCTCTGTATTGGTAACGACCTCTTTCAGGTGTAGAGCTTTAAGCCTCTTAGCTTCAAGGACAGCCGCTTCTTTAGCCTCCTTCTCGGATAATACAAGAGCGTCTTTCTCAGCAACGGAAAGGGTAAGCCCGTTATTCTCGATCTTGTAATAGTCGAGCGAGTCCCGGACAGCTATAAGGTTGGCTGTGCTCGTTTTCTTTTCCTCTTTGGCTCCATACCAGGCACCGAGACAGACGCCTGCAATAAGGATCAGTACGAGCCAGTATATCTTAACCTTTGGCATCTGGTGAAGGTTCTTGTTTCTTTGAATCCAGGTACTGTTTCCCGGTAAGGAGGAACACGCTGAACGGAAGCGAAAACATAAAGACCGTCCCGTTAGTCTTATACTTAATGTCGAGGGTAAAAGCAAGGCACTGGAATATAAATGCCATCAGCTTGCTCCACGTAATAGTTAATATCCATTTCATAGCTCAGAGTTTTGTTTATAAGCGCTAAACCAGAGAAGTAATCCCCATGCACATATCAGAATCCCAAAGAACCGGGATATAAAAGCGTACAGGATAACAGACAAGGCAACGACTGTCACCTCGGAGGCATAGGTGTACTTAAGGAACTTACCTACTGCCTTAAGTGCGATTTTCAGGTATTCAGCAATCTTTTTCATTATACTTTATTTAAAGTGAATAATTGAAGTTTGGTTAATCCCG